AACGTCGAGGTATGCAGCAGCCCATTGCAGACCGCCATGATCTGCTGGGTGCCCCCATCCTGCCGCCACGTATAGCCGTTCAGCACACTGGCCGCAGCCAACGCCGATGCCGCCGTCCGCCGCGTCCCACCCCGCTTGGTGATCGCGCCGTAGTCCGTCAGTCGGGCGTTGTCCGTCCGCCGCAACTGGTTGGGCTGGAGGGCCGAATCGTCCGAGACGTTATTCAGCCCGCCATCAAACCGTGGCTGCTGATCCGCCAGCTTCTCACGCCCAACGGCCATCAGCCGCCACCCCACTCATACTTCTGGTCGGGGTACGCCATCGTCGTCGGATTGATCGTCATGCGGCGGATGTCGTCCAGCAACGTCTTCCGCTCTTCATCCGCCAGTCCCTTGAGGTTGGCCGCTGCCGCCGCTTCCGTGCCGCCTTTAAGGAGGAGCTGCGAAGCGGCCTTCCACACCAAGATCAGATGCGCGTTGTCCGGGAAGTCGATGGTGGACGTATCGCTTGCCAGATCAGAGATTGCTGTAGGCTTGTAGTTCACGCCGACATACAGCGTGGTGCCTGCCGACACGGGCAAGACCTGCACCGCCTGCCCCGCGATGTAGTACATCTTCGGGTAGGTCGGCAGGTAGTTGGTCGTCGTCGCCAGCGGCACATCCTGGAAGCGGGTTTGCCCGTACAGGACGTTGCCGTCACTGACCGACATGATGCGGTAGAAGTTCTGCTCCGCATCGCCACTCCCACTGTCCAACGTGGTAAACGCAAACTGCCCGTTGGCGTCCGTCGTCACCGTCCGCATCGCCAGCCGATAGTACGGGGCTGCGTTCAAGATGTCCGACCATTCGCCGTCAAACACACTGTTCAGCACCGTCTTGATCGTCGTATCCGCCCAACGGGTCGAGCCGACCGCATCCATGTACTCGCGGGTGTCCGAGACAAGCTGTTGTAGCTGAACAGCGGGCATCTTCTCCTCTCCTTAGCTGACTTTCCGTGGACGCCCACGACCACGGCGTTCCGTAGACGGGTTCGCACTGTCCAGCACTTCGCCAATCGCGTGATCGGCGGCAGCGGCGACGACACTGCTGTTGTACTGCGACAGGGCATCCGCCATGTGCTGCACATCTTCACGCGGATAGGACCGCATCATCCGACTCAAGTAGGCCGGCGCTTCATCGGGAGCACAGCTTAGCGGCAGATAGCCAATGATGTCATAGGCCATCTTCGGGTCGTATTGCTCCGTCTGCACCCACGCCCAGCGCCGATCCTCTGGCGACCATGCCATGCACACCGCCCACGTTGGGGGGTCCATGTCCATTAACCGCAGCGAGAGTTCGCTATGCACCTCCCGAAGCCGCCGCTGGATCGTAGGCGACGGCTCGGGGATGCCCGCAGGATTCACCAGAATCACGGGCGAGGCCATGTTACTCAGTCACCAGCAGTTCGACGTTGACCGTCACGTCGTCGGGTTGCACCGTCACAGAGCCAACCGTCACGATGGACACGCGGATGCTATCCGCGTTGGTCAGGGTCCGCTCGGCATCCGTGGTCGTGGTCAGGAACACAAACTGCAACGGCGCGTGGGCCGTCTTGGTGTTGATGTCCAGACCCGCCGTCAGGGCTACCGCCGTCGCGTTTGTCATCTTGAACAGCGTGACCACACAGGACGTGGCGGCAGTCGGGAACGTCTCAGCACACAACGTCGCCCGATTGATGTACGCCTTGGCCGGGAACCCGCCGATGTTGTGCGTTTGGGTGCCAGCGGCCAACGTGCCGGTGTTCAAGCGGCCACTGGACTGTGGGATCGGGTGCGTCCCAATGCGACCGGGCTTCGGCGCAAAAAAGTTGTACGGCATCTGAAGTCTCCAAGTTGATCCCAAGGGAGGGCAGCAGCCGGATTGCCGCCACCCTCCCCCGTGACTTTAGATGTGGCTGTAGCGAGCCGTGTCCGTGAAGCCCGTGATGCTGCCGTGGGCGTTTCGGGCCAGACAGGCCAAGTTGCCGTACCAGCCATACGTCGTCTCAAACGCATCGCGGCCCGACAACCAGCGCCACGGACCCGCGCCCTCGAACTCGACGAAGCCCCAGTCCTTCGCGTCCACCCACGCCAGCGACGGGATGTGCAGGAGGTAGATGGTGCCAGCCGGGACATAGTAGTCCGTCACGCACGGGATGCCGCAGATTTCGATGGCCTTGTAGCCACCCTTGATCGTGGTGCCGAACTCGCCCGCCGTGAACCGACGCTGGGCCACCATGCTCTCCATGAGCTTCTTCGCCAGACCAGGGGTGGTCATGAGGAGGAAGTCCTTGGGCTTCACGTTGGCGTCCTTGCCAGAGCGGCCCGCAATGCGCTGGATCAAGTCCCAGATGTCCGATTCGGTCGGCTGGGTGGCATCCGGCGTGTCCGTGCCCGCAACCATGCGGGTGGCATCCCAGATGCTGTACGTGCCGTTGCTGATGTTGTGCAGCGAGGCGTAGCCGTTGCCACGGTTCGTGATGTTGATGAGACCGTTCATCGCGCCGTTGAACGACGTATCGCTCGCCGTCGCCTTCACGATCTTGTCCGTCGCCGCCATGCCCGAGATGGCCGTGCCCAGCGTCAGGGTGGCGTTGTCACCGCTGTTGCTGATGGCCGTGATGGCCGAACGGCCAAGGACAGCGTCCGACGCCGACGTGTCGAGGACGGCGATGTAGTCGCCCACGGACAGGAGGAGGGAACCCTGACCCGCGTTCGCCACACCATACGGGGACGACACGATGATGGAGGTCGTGGTCGAGGCCGTGCCGATCAAGGCCACCACACCGTCAGCCTTGTTATGCAGCGCCTGCTGCATCAGCAGCATGGAAGCGTCCTTGATCTCTTCCATCGTCTTGGTGGCGATGGTCGTAAAGGCCGCATCCTTGGACTGCGTCCCAACGAACGCCAGACCGTCCACCTGACGGGTGGTGTAGGCACGGACGATGCCGACGTTGGCCTGCACTTCGGTCGCCGTCGTGTCGGGCGGGAAGTAGCCAGCGGCGGAGAAGGTGGCACCAGCCGGACGGCCAGTCACCACATCAAAGAACACGTTGTTGCCGCCCCACCGCATATTGCGGGGGCCACCGGCACGACCCTTCTCCAACTGCGCGAGGAGGGGGGTGACAAGGTTCTGGACTTTCTCGCGGAACTGCGAGTAGACGTTCTTGAGGAGGCCGGTCAGTTCGGCATCCGTGATAATCGTAGGAGCGGGCATGGTAACCTCGGTGTGTTAACGGAACGATGACAGCGCCGTGCTTAAGGCACTGGCCACTGCGTCATCTACGGTGTTGCCTGCGGCGACTTTGGGTTTGCCAGACGGCTTCCCAGCCGTCCCCACAGGAAGAGTCTTCTGTCCTACCACGCGCTTGGCTTTCTGGGCTTCCACACGGGCCTTATCGCGTTCGTCCAACGCCTTCTGCGTTTCCTGTTGGGGAGCAGAGGTGGTTGGACGGGCACGACGGCTCTGCTGGGCTTGTGCCCACACCGCCAAGTCGTCGAGGATGTACTGCCGGACAGCATCGTAGCGTGACGCCGGGATATACGCCTCTCCGTTGGGAGCGCGTTCGACGTGCGCGTACATCGCCATCTGAAACTTCTCGGCCAACTCTTCTGGAGAAACGGATGGCAGTGCCTCGGCAATCATGCTCAGGGCTGGCATCACTTCGTTCTCGTAGAATTGCTCGCCTTTCTCCGCGATCGCAGCCATCTGATGCTGCACCCGGATGTCCTGCACCTCTTGTTCAGCACGGGTGGCCCGACGCTCTGGGGAGTTTTCTTCCCCATACGCCTCCCGCACCGCTAACAAAAAATCGTCGTCGAGGAGCAATTTTTCAATCTGTGCTTCCCGCTCCGACAGCAACGTCGCCAACTGTTCCCGCTCGGCTTCAACCTGCTGAGCCATCTGCTCGGTTCGCTGGACCTTCTGCTCCCGCTCCTGGTTGTACACGCCCCACTGGGCCAGCTTGACCACTTGATCCAAGCGGTCCTGCCGCATCTTCCCGTTGGCCTTGTACTCCACCATGAGGTCCGGGACTTCCACCTCGCCGTCTGCATCCCGTAAGACAAACTCCGTCGCCAACGCATCCGTCACCGTGGGGACGGCGACGTACCCCTCTGGCATCTCTACCGCAGGGGCGTCTTCCTCCCCTTCGTCTTCTACCGGCGCGTCGTCAACGGGGGTGTCTGGGGCCAGCGTCTCGTCTGCATCATCCGCCGCCACGACTTCCTGTGACGGTGGGAGGGCGCTGGCGACGGCGCTGGAAATGGCTTCACCGATGTCCATGCTGCGATCCTATTGCTGTCGGGATAAGACATCCGCCTGCTGTGCAGCCTGTTCCGCTTCAGGGATGCCCGCCAAGCTCTGTTGGAGCAGGCCGGTAATCCCCATCGGCGGGTTGCTACTGGCGAGCGGTAACTGTCCCGGTGTGAGGTTTGGTACGCTGGCAGCGGCAGGGCCGCTTCCTGGGCCAGCACCAGTGGGAGGAGTGGCCGTTGCTGGCATCCCTCCCTGCTTCTGCTGCGCTTGATTCGCCAACTCCGTCCATCGGGCCATCGCAGCGGCGATGATCTGCGGGTCCACATCGTCCTGCAACAGCAGTTCCCGTTGCAGCACATCTTGATGGATCGCTTCGTCGTCCACCCACCGCATCTCCGGCACGAACGTCTGCATCCGAATCGCGTCAGCCACTCGCTTGGCCCGCGCCTCTTGATCGTCGTCAGGCGACGAGATGTTGGTGGCGACGGCAAACATCTGGCGACGACGGTATTCCTTCATGTCGATCACGCCCGTCTGCAACCAGTTGTCGAGCATATACATCCGGAACGCCATCGGCATCGGCATCATCGACGTGGCTTCGACCTTCACATCGCTCTGCCCGTCAAAGTCCGACGATGACACGGCACGGGCCAGATCGGGACGCCCCTTGCCAATGGCTCCCAGCGAGCGGGGCATATCGTAGCCCCACGCCATGCCCGCCAACGAAATCTTGCCCCAGTCCGTATACGCAATCGCCAACGCCGTCACGCACGGGCTGAACACCCGCTCCAGTTGCTCACGGCTGGCGATAATCGCTCGTCCACTCTCACCCGTGACCTGTCCACGGCTGACCGTGTTCCAGCCAGAGGCGTTCTCAAAGGCACTCTTTTCCAGCGCCAGCGCCTCTTTGACATCATTACCCACGCTAAAGCCTTGGACGGGCTGGATGCTGTCCGACATCGGACCCGCGCCACGAATCTCGATCATGGAGGTCACGCCCCCCATGAACGTTTCCGTGGCAATCGCATTGGGCCGTGTCAGGAATCGCCCACCCGCATTGACGCGGATGTTCTCGATCCACTTGGACAACAACGCATTGACCCGCATCTGGTGATCGATCCACTGCTCCATAATGGGGCGTGGATAATAGCTGGGGTCGCTGGAACCGTCGCGGATCGGGACCAGTGGAATCACGTTCCACATCAAGGGTGAGGGTCCGAACACGACTTCATCGCCAACGACCACCATCTGCAAACCTTCGGGCAGCACATCGGGGTGCGGCTCCAGGTACACCGTAAACCGCTCGGTCACATCCTCATCCCGCAGCCGCTGGCCTTCCCCGACCGTGGTTTGGGACAGCACCCACGATCCCATCCCTTCACTGCCGCTGTACGTCGGACCATTGCTGGTAGACAGCATCGTATTGGCGGCGTCCAGTCCCGCAACGCCATAGCGGTATGCGGCCTCAGACCGAGAGATCACCTCCCGAATAATGACCCAATGCGGTTTCTGGGTCGCCGTGGCGTTCGGCGAGACACGAACCTGCTCCACCCGAAGCGTTTGGCAAGAGAGATCGCCCATGGGCTTCTTCTGCCCAGCAATATCCCCCATCCGCTCGTCCCACGGTCCACGATTCGGATTCCAGTATTCGTGCCAGAAGGAAACGCCGTCCGTTTGCGCCCAGAACGAGGCTTCCCGCGCCATGCGGGCCATCTCCTGCTGCTCATACTGGTATTCCAGCGCCATCTGTTGCGCTTGCGCCTTCCGACGATCTTCGGGGTCTTGCGTGACGGGCGTGACGGAGAACCCCGGCTTCTGATCCATCATGATCTGGAGCCGCTGATCCAACGCCTTGTCCACCATGTTGTACACCACGCGGGCGGCATCACGCGGACGCGCCGGTTCCCGCCACGGGCCTAAGCCTTGGGCCGAAATCCACTGCTGCCCCGCCCGGAACAACCGATTCCGCTCGACCAAGTGCAAGTGCATCTGCACCGCTTCTCGGCGGCTATCCCACAGCCCACGGCACCACGCGGCCCAGGCAGACGGCTCTATGTCGGTGTCGTCGTCGGCGGCAGGGAAGTCATGCCCGTAGAGTGCCCGCCGCAACGCCGCGTCATTCTCTGACGCCGTGTTCGTGTTATTCGCTGGAGGATTCGGCGCAACCTTCTCATTCGGGCCAAGCGGGTTGTTTGACAGGCCTTCCAAGGCACGGGCGAGTTCTGTTTCCAGTATCGGGCCTTCCACGGTCGGAACCGTCGCTGTGCCGTCATCCAGCATCCCCATCGGATCGGTGCTGTCAAAGTACATCGGACCCGTCATGCGTCGATCCTCCCAACCCCAAAGGCGGCACGAACAAGATTCCAGTCACGGAGTGTGTCATACTTTTCGCGGATCACCTTCATCATATCTTCCTGCGCCCACGACTCCGGGTACTGTAACGCGATGGCGATCAAATCCTCGGGCACCGTGGCGTCATAGGCATCCTTCACCGGTGCCTCCCGCGTCGGTGCCCACTGCCCAGCGACGGCGACGGCTTGCCGTATGGCATAGACCGCCACCGCTGCCCAGATCACCGCAATCAGCACCTCACGCCATGCCATCATGCCTTTGGCGTCCAGTCACGGCGTCGGCGACGGAAGAACATATTGACAAGGCCGCTAATGGCCGCAACCAAGTCAAAGGCATTGGTGTCAAACGCGGTGGTGCTGAACGCATCCGAATCAAACGCGGGCGACGGCATCGCTTACGCCCTCCACTTATCGCCGCTCGTGCCAGAGCCGACGACGGTGGTGTTGTTGATCTTGGTCACGTTGGCGTCCGCCGTCGCGCTGCGCGGGTTGGCGCCGAGGATCTCGATGCGGGCCACGGTGAACACGACATCGGTGACGCCGGACACGACGACCTGCGCGGAGTCGGCCCCGCTCGCGACGGTCGCGTCGGTGGTGTCCACGCGGTACAGTCCACCGGCAACGTGGACGAAGCCGCCGTCGCTGTGAGCGCCGGATGCCGTCTGCGTGACGGGCGTGATGCTGACCGCTGCGGCGCGGTTGCGAATCTGGTTAATCGCCAGCCCGCTCGTCGCGTGGGTGACGGTCGTGATTGGCAGGCCCGTGGACGCCGTGAACCCGCGCACGTACACCGTCACGTCGGTGGAGCCGCCTAGATATGCTGTATTCGTCATGCGTACTCCTTAGCCGGTGATGAAGTAGGGGCGGAAGAAGGTGGCACCACTGTCCAAAGACTCCAGTAGCATCCGGTCAAAATGGAATCCGGTCGTTGAGCTAAAGGCGGGAGCCGTAGACACTAGCTCGCCAGCACTCTCCGCTGCCGTAGTGTATGAAATTGTCCCGTTTGCCACTTCTGCCCCGTTCCAAAACAGCTTGGCGACAGTGCCGTTCAACTCCATTCCGAACGTGTTGGTGTCGCCTACGGCCCACGACACCGCGTAACTGCACACTTGTCGATCAACAGCACCGCCGCCGGTGAACTCGTAAATGTTCAGCAGCGTCAGGGTTGTCTCGACGCGGATAAAGTTTGCGCCATTTGTACGACGCATAAACCCAGCGCAGCGAACAGAACCCGATGACGGAGCCGCGACGTACTTGGCCGTCATCGTGATGAGTCCATTTGAGACAGAGCTTTGATCGGTCGTTGCTAATACATGAGACGATGTAAAATTGTTGGCTCCGTAGGCGCGGTTGTCTTGTATAGTCCACCCACCGCTGGCCGACGCCATATTTGCGCCGACAGTCGGCGCGACATCAACAACTGACGCTCCGTTTGATCCAGTAAACTGATTGTCGAATAGTGTGGTCCGTGGCATGGCTTACGGCCCCGTGTGCGTCGTTTGATTTGCGAGCGCAGTCGGATGTGCGCCAGAAATGGGGCGAATCGCTCCACCCGCAGCGTAGTGCAGATAGCTCTGGTTCGTGCCGCAGAAATATTCGCCAAAGTTTTTTGGTGTCGGCCCTTCGCCGCCTCCTCGCGTTCCGGGAGGCATCACAAAAAGTGCGCGACGACTCGCACAGCGATCCCCAGCAGTCTTATACGTGGCGTTGCTTGTGTGCGCGTAGGCAAACCCAAAAATTTCGGGAAGATATGGGCCGTAAGCAAAATCTTCCTTCTCAGGACTCAGCACAGCCCGTGCTTCGGCTTCTGCTTGCGTGTACGGCGGTGATGTCGGCAAGTACACGAGCGCCACTTCTGCTCCGCTCGTCGCAATCGGCGTCCCATCTGGGACATCATCAGTAAAGTACATCTGCCCAAGCAGGTAGTCCGCGACAGCCTGCACCTGTGTGGGGATTCGACTGTCGTTGATGACGTTGTGGTAGCAGAAGATTAGCCACTTTGCGAGGTGGAGAAGCATATAGTTAGGGGAATCTGCTTCCGTGTCCGTAGGCCGACCTCCCATCAATCCCGCTGTCAGTGCGGGAGCCGTGCGCTTGTACTGCTCAAGACCGTCTAAGATCCACGTTATCGTGTCGGTCCAATTGTAGGTGTTATTGTTGCGTCCCGCCCCGGCTCCAGAACTCACTTGCGTGTTCGCTTCAATGACGTAAGCCGCAAACATGAACGAGACATTTCCGGCAATGTTTTGACGAATTGACGAGTCGCCAAACTTGTTGATCATGTTATCGCGCAAGCCTGTCTGCGTCGTCACATCTCCCCACGCACGGTTCATAGCAACCGCAACCTTGCGCCACGGGTACGACCACCCCGTCATCAAGTACCCAGTCGTCATATCAAGACCAATGGGCGTTTTTGACTCTGGTAGCCCCGCGCCATCGTTTGTTCCCGGAAGCGCAGGAAGCGAGGCGTCATACTGTGCGCCAAACGTGTAGCTTGTTCCAGCCGCCCCAGTTAGAGGCAGATAGTAGTTGTCACTTGCTTCGACGTAGGCCGATACGAGGTAGTCGTGGAATCGCTGATACCAGTACAAGCGCGTCGTGCGGTTTGCGGAACGGATCGCCGCGCAGAGTAACCCATGCCCATGATCGTATGATGAGATGGGCAGCGTTGTGATAACTCCGCTTGATGGAAAGATCGTGTCGCTCCATCCCTTGAGCGACCGATTTGTGTCGTACACGGTGTCTGTGCTGTACCACTCCTTCGCACGGCTTGCCGCCGTATTCGCTTCACTCCGCAACGGCACCAGCGCCACAAACGTGCTGATCCAATAGTCCGCATCGTCGGGGATAATGACGGCTTTGTGGTTCATCGCCGCCACCGTCATCGTCGCGCTCGTGTAGATCGGCTCGACGTAGGTGAAATCTGACGTGCCGCGTGTTGCCCCGAATTCCACCGTGAACGATTCGGGCGTGTTGTTGGTGACGCTGTGCTGGAACTGCACGGCCACCGAGCGGAGAGAGCCGTCAGGAAACGTGCCCTTGAGGGCCTTGACGCCGATGGTCTTTTCCGTGTTGCCGCTGTCGCGCACACGGAAGTTCTGCAACGTCGCCGCCGTCAGCGTCCCCGGCGGCAGCGGGATCGCGCCCGTCACCATCACGTTGCCGCTGCTGCCGTCCCATCGTGTGACCACAAATGCTTTCGAGCCGCTGGCCCCACCCGCCGCCGCCGCCCCACCCGCTCGCCGGGTCATCAGCAACACGCTCATCGCAGCACCCCCGCGAGGACGCCCACCACGCCCACGGTCACCACGGTGCGCCACGTCGGGCGCTTCTTGAGCGTCATGATCTGGTCCTGTTGCTGGACGATGGTGATCTGCGCCGACACGAGCGCGGCCGAATCCGCCGACGCGCGTAATCGTGACACGGCGCGTTCGATTTCCACGGTACGCGCCAGCGTGTCGATCTGCGCGGTCAACGTCGTCGTAACGGCCACGAGCGCGGCAATCTCGGGCACAGCCCGCAGGGAATCGGGCACAAGTCTGATGATCGTGTCCACGCGCCAGCGCGTCACCACGATCCGCTGCACGATCGTGTCGGTCTTGGCCTTCGCGCTCGAGTCCGCGGCCCGCGCGACCGTCACGCTCGCAGGGACACGTTCCGCCGATTGTGTCACGCTGCGACGGCCTTCCGCGTAGCGCGAGGCGCCGTAGCTCGTGACCGACACCCATGCCATAATCGCGAGCGCGAGCGCGGCCACCGGCATTGTCAGCCACTTCGGGAACGTCATCACTTGGCCCCCAAGCGCAGCAGCAGCGAGTCGCGTTTGCCTTCGGCCTGCAAGCGACGCACCCACGCGGGGCGCTTGGACGCGGACTCCCACGCGGCGTACTGAATGTGCGGCCGATCGGGGAACGACTTCCAGAACGCCCCCGCGACCATCCCGCAGGCGTTGGCGTGCTGCCCGAGCCAGTACCAGAACCGCGGATTGGCATTCCAGAGCTTCTTGGCGTCGATCACGTCGGCGGCGAGCGTCCAGTAATGAAGGCCGGTCTGCGCGGTGGCGACGTTGGTGACCTTAGCCCCCGGTCGCGTGCGGCCGTAGCTGTACAGATACCGCTGGCGACGATCCGAGCGGTACGTCTCAAAGACGCGAGGCGACCAGCCGCCGGCGCGCATCTTGTCCAGCGTGCAATCCACCTGGCGTCGCACGCCCACCGGCAGCACGTCGAGCGAGTTGCACGGGATCGACGCGAACGCCGTATCGCGGCCGTGCAGCGCCTCCTCCGGCCAGCACGGCTTCGGCAGCGCGGTCGAGGGCTGCGCGGCCACAGGGGAGGGCGCCAGACACGCCGCCGCAAGCACCGGTGCCAGTAGGCGCACGAGGGTGTGGTGTGGGCGGGGAATCAGGACGCCTTCCGTTTTGACCGCATCGCCGCCGGGGGGCGGGGCGGCAGCTCCAGCACGGTTAATCGCGTCTCGTGGTCCGCGATGATGTCGCCCAATCGCTCGAAGCCACGGACCTGCGACTCATTCGTTTTCGCCAGCGCGTCGGTCAGGGCCGTGGTCGCGGTCGTATTGGCCGCGATGGCGTGACTCACGCCGATGATCGACGGGGCGATGTGTTCGGCATGAAACGACTTCAGCAGGCGGTTCAGCCCTTGGCCGACCAAGCCGATCAGCGTGCCGAGGGCGACGGCGCCCCCAATCAGTTCCGGGAGCGTCATCGCAGGGGTTCCATGACCAAGCGCGGCGCAAGAACGCCGGATCGGGTGAGCGCAGCGTGCGGCATGGATGCAAGGTGATGCCCCCTTCCGCCGCGACCTACGGCACGCGGTCGCGACTACGGGCCAACGGAGGGGTTTGCCGAAACCGCGGGCCGAACCAGCGCGTCCCGAGGTACAACAGCGCCGCCCGCACGCGCCCGACGCCACTGGCGCGCAGCGCGGTGTAGAAGCGCCGATGCACCACGACCGACGGCGCGGTGCGCGTC